TCGATAAGACGAGCATCAACCTTGTCTGTGAAATACTTACCACCAACAGCATGAATTGCGGCACTTCCGCCTTCTACTGATTCGATGTAAAGTTTTGCGCCGGCGCCGCTATTGCTGGCGTCTTGTGCGTATGCCATTTCCCCTTCAAGAAGGGCAGATGTTGTCGGAGCAGTTGCGCCCGAATTTCTTTTAATTTGAATAATTGTTGACATTTACCATTTCCTTTTTGGGTTTCAGGCTATTATTAATATGTTCCGCCGTCTATATTATTTAAAATTACTTCCGATGCAGGATCGGCTGCTTCCCACTTTTTAGTTACTGAATTATAAATCAATGTATATCCATCTTGTAATCCTTCAGCATCCACGTCCGATAAACTTAGCACGGAGGCAGCGGCCCGTTTACTTACTATACTTGTATTTATAGTTTTTGAATTTGGAACAGTTACTTTTAACGCCATTATTTTGTTACCTCCGGATTGATTACTACAATTCCTTCGAGAACTCTAACAGTCTCTTCGCTACTAGTAATTTCAATATCATACACATATCTACCTGCTTTAATTTCGGAAGTTTCTTCCGCTGTAAAAGATATAGTTACTTCACCATCTAGGGGCGAAGAAATATCTGCGGTAAAATCTATTGCAGTATTTGTGTAAAATGATTTACGCATTTGAGATGCGGCAGTATAATCTGTAAGGTCTTTGGGGTCGCCAAATTGATCGGCCACGGCTATAGTAAAACTAAAAGTCGTTCCCTGATCGATATAAATATTTTGAATCTGTGACATGAGAACCCTTATAAATCTCTTTGAACTTATTTATAATTTTAGGTGAACTATGAAAACGATATTAATGCTAAAATATGGCACAAAATATTCCAAAAAAGATGTAGATCGTATCATAGAAGCGACAGGTGGTAAGTATAATTATGCCTGTATAACAGACGATACTACCCTTGATCCAAGAGTTAAAATAATTCCATTACCAGAAGATGTCGATGGCACGTTCATTAAAATATGGATGTATGGATTAGAAGACTTAGGTGATGTTCTTTACTTTGACCTTGATATTAGAATACAAAAAAATGTTGATAATTTATGGAATTATCTTGACGAAACCCCTACAATATGCTATACATATTGGAAGGACATAAGTTGGGTTGACCAAAAGGCACGTTCATATAGCGAACAATATCTTAGTAATTATAATTCAAGTGCTGTTCTGTGGCGTTCTGGTAGTCCAAAAGCAAAGGCAATATGGGAACACTTTGAAAAAGATGCCGATTACTATATGATTAAATATTGGGGCGACGATAGATTTTTGTGGCATGAAGACTTTGACTTCAAGTGGTTTCCTAAGGGTGAGTTTTATTCGTTTCTCTATGGTGCAGACTACTATGACCCAGAGAAGCGAGTTGTAGATAGATATCGACCAGAATATACCGTTTGTTTATTAAACGGATTAGACTATTTTCCAGGATATGATAAAAAATATGATGAACTTTCTAACAATTAAATGGGGTGACAAATACTCATCCGATTATGTGAACAATCTATATCACATGGTAAAAAAGAATTACACAGGAGAGTTTAGATTTATTTGTTATACGGATGATGCCTCTGATTTAGAGTGCGAAGTTCACCCTATTCCAGATGATGATTTACTACATCCAAAATACTATTTCGGAAAAGAAGCATTCTGTTTTGATAGAGCCAAGTTTTTAGTTTTTAATTCAGAAGAATGGCTAGATTGTGAGCCAGAAGATAAGTTCTGCTACTTTGATTTGGATATAGTAATTCAAAGTAATATTGATGAGATTGATGCTCTAGCAGAAAAGCCTCGAATAATACATTGTTTGTGGCAACCAGAAAATCAAATAGATGATAGGTTGTTTATCGAGACTAGAGGCACTTTCTTTAACTCTAGTATGATGCTGTGGTCATACGGCCAATGCCAACAAATATATTATGATGTCTATGAAAATAACGAAATAGTTTTCAAAACATTTTTTAAGGGCAGTGACAACTATCATTATTGGCGTCAACGAGAATTCTGGAAAAACATTCCCGATACATGGATATACTCTTGGAACAGAGGTCGATATTATCCAGATGATGTAGTGCGTTTCGAGTTTAGAGACGATGCCAAAATCTGCCTGTTCAATACAGATAATGTTCCCCATCCATCTGCAAAACAACATGTGGAACTAGCAGAATGTAATGATAAAAATATTGTTAGGTTGTGGAAATGAGAGTAAATTACGTTTGTTGTAAGTGGGGCACCAAATATGATGTCGAGTTTGTCAATCGACTTTATCGGATGGCAAAGAAACATACCCCAGATAATTTTGAGTTTCACTTCTATTGCTATACAGACAACAGTGAAGGTTTTGAAACCGAGATTAAAGTAATAGACTTCCCAGACATTCCCGACATACATCCGAAATACTGGTTTGGATCTGAAGATTTTAAATACGGCATGGCACGTTGTTGGGACAGACCAAAGACGTTCATCTTCAATACACACAACTTCGCAGACGATAAACCAACTGGAAGATTTGTCTTTTTCGACCTTGATGTTATCATTCAAAATGATTTGTCGCCAATCATCACTTATGACCTAGAGAACCCTACTAAGTTACGTTCGTGGTGGCAAGACCCTAGACCCATGAAGTCTCGTAACTTTAAGTTGTCACATGGTGCATATACGAACGGCAGTTGCATGGTGTGGTCAGATGACCAGACAGAATGTATTTGGCATGATGTCCTAGAACACCAAGAACGTATTTGGTTTACATTCACGGACGGAACAGACAACTATCATAGTTGGCGATGGGGTGACTTTAGTAACACTCCTTTGTGGAAACATTTCCCAAGCACATTTGCATATTCATATAACAGAGGCAGAGATTGGGCACAGTGCGATTTGCAAGTAGGCATATATAGAAAAGACTGCATATTATGTGTCTTCAATGTGGACTTACTTCCGTTTCAGGACAATAAACGTGGCAAAGTGAAGCAGGAATCCTTAGTTGATCCCGATTTGTTAGAGCATTGGAATGTTTGATGATTAATATTTACACGGTGAAGTGGGGAACAAAATATAGTTCTGATCATGTCAATAAAATACTTGAGCAATGCAAAAAGCACATCACTACTGAGTTTAATTTTTATTGCCTGACTGAACAAACGATTGGGTTACACTCCGACGTTATTGTAATTCCTTTTCCAGAGGGTAACTATTATGAAAAGTGGTGGAACAAATTATACTTGTTTGAGAAACAAGTTGTTACGCAACAAGGAGAGAAACTATTTCTTGATTTAGATATAGTTATTCAGCGCAATATCGATTGCATCGTAGACCATAACCCAGAAGATGGTTTAACATTTGTTCGCACTCACTGGCACAACCTAGAGAAAATGAAAGAAGATACGAAGGATACTCCTCGTATGTATACAGACCTAAATTCAAGCGTGTTAAGATGGAATGATAACTTAGATGTCGATAGAATAACCAAATTCGTCAGAGATTATCCTGACCAAATGTTTTATTATTATCGGGGCCTTGATAATCTTTTCGGTCACCAGAGAGAACGCCTTTTAAATATTGATTTTTTCCCAGATGGTTGGGTTTATAGTTATAACTATGGATACATGTGGCCAATCGATACTAGAGAACATGTTCTAAGACCTGAACCACTTATTTGTTTATTCGATTCAATGGAAAGACCACAAGATGTTAAATTATAATTACTTAAATAACTATCGTTACTGGGGTGAAGGATTAGAAAAGATCAATCACGAACTGCCATGGAAACATGAAGACTTTCGTAAGTCTTTAAATGCGAATACCATGGATGCTGCTATTTGGTTAGTCGAAGAACTATTGAAAGTGAAAGATCTTCCAAAAGAACTTAACATTACAATTCTAAATTCTTGGTTAGGGTTTCCTCTGGTACCATTACTTTGTGAAAATTTAAATGTCAAAAAAATCAATTTGATCGATATTGATAAAGATGCATTAGAATTATCAAAGGTGTTCAATCGTTACTATAGTGATAGCGGTGTAGAATTGGACCACATCAATTGGGATGTTCCTTTTGCATATCACGATATTAACGCAATAAATACTGATATAATTGTTTCTATTGGTTGTGAGACTATGTATCCATTGAAAAATTTAACTACTGCAAATAAAGATTGTATCTTTGCTTGTCAGTCATCTAATGTTTTTAAAGAGATGTATGGCATTAATTGTGTCCCAACAATTGAAGAGCATGTTGAGAATGTTGGAATTACTGATGTTTTCTACGAGGGAAAGATTGAACAGTCTTATTGGTCATGGGATGGTAAAGTAGATTTCGATAGATTTATGGTTATAGGAAGGAAGTAATATGGGAAGAGCCAGAGTTGTTGCACCACCACCCGAGGATTATATCCCAGAACCTTTAGTATCACTTCCACCAGAGCCAGTTGAAGTAGTTGTAGAAGAGTGGGTTGACGGAAACTTCCAAGAAGAAATTATTGAAGTTGAGATTAATGAACCCTCTCAAGAAGAACTTGATAGAGAAAAAATCGCGCAAGAAAAACATGAAGAATTGCAGAGACAGAAACTTGCCGTAGTAGAAGATGCGAGAGTAGCGGAAGAAACAATCGCACGAGCAAAAGAGATTATAGAAAACCCTCCTGTGAAAATTGAGACTGTAGTTGAAACAGTTATAGAAACCGTTCATATTACAGACCCAAAATTGGTAGAAGAATTACAAGTTCTTAAAGCAGCAAATGAAAAACTTATCGAAGAAAAAGATGCGGTAGAAAAGGCAAGAGAAGACCAGATTGTAAAAATGCGCCAACAAGCAACAGACAAGCAAGTCAGTCAGTTGAATATGGTGCAGGCAAGAAAACCTACTTTACTTAGTAAAGTAAAAGATTTCTTTCGACGCAGAAGAATCAAACTTGCTACCGTTTCTCAGGCGAACTACGAACAGGCAATTATCTACCAAGCATCTGTTGCTGTTCCAAAGATGCTAGACGAAATTGAAAAGATGCATGAAAGTTTGACTATCTTAGAAGAACTTCTAGCGAAAAACAAAGAACGTCAAAAGATTAAAGTTCGGTGAAATCTACACCCGTAATATCTTCAACCATTGATTTCCAGAGGTCCTCATGAGGAACGACATAACCGAGAGTGAGGCGCTTGCTGCGGCTACCAGCACAGTGATAGAAGACCTTATCGGCCTCGCTACGCCTACCGAAGTAGCCGACCTTGACCGACCATCCCTTGGGGTCCCAAAGAGTGACCATTTCTTTTGTTATTGGATCTAGATATCTAAAGTAGCCGCCATTCTCTTCTGTATTATAAGAAAGAAGAATGTTGTGGCCGCTTGCATTCCAGTTTGTGTGCCAGCCCATAAATCCATTTTCTGGATAATAAACATGAACCGCATTGTTCTTAGCGCCAAGAAACGAAATTAATTCACGATTGAGTTTCTGTTGCTTTTCGCGGTGAGTGGTAGGAACAGTATCTACCATTCCGATATCACAACAGAAAGCAGTTTCTGGATAGCCTTCATGCTCTCCATCTTTGCTGACAATTTCATTCATATACTTTTCAGAAGTGCCGGTGTCGATATCAAATTGTCGGCGTCTATCCGGCTCTCTCAATTTGTCATGGTCGGTTTGTGAGAAGAACCAATCCGTATATGGTGTAAGGATTTCCAGAAGTTCTGGATTTATGTTACTGGAAACTTTCATTATTTGTCTCTAACCCACGGTGGTAATGTATAGTGATAGATGACAATCTCTTGTCCCTGTAATTCTTCTTCTTTGTATCCAATTACAAAATTCCATCTTGCATCAGGATCTGGAAACCTGCCCGTTCTAACACCAGTATTTCCATATGTCAATAGGCGCCACATTGTAAATGTGTCCCACTGCATTGCATCTGCTGGATAATGTTGCCGGTCGTAGCCGGGTTCATTCTGACTACAATATTCTCCCCACCAAGAACTCATTAGTTTCAGTGTCTGTATATTATTACGGTATACAAAAAGACCACAATGCTCGGTCATTTCTTCAGTCTCAGATAACTTTGTAAGAGCCGCGTTATATGGCCGATTTGCAGTAAACAAAACGTCTACATCATCTGGAATCTGATTAAAGATTTTTTGAATGTCTTCGTGCCGAACTTCTGTATCACAGTCCATATAAACTGTCAAGTCATAAGGTGTTTTATCTAAAGCCCACAGCTTGGCTCTCTTATGATATGGAACATCATCTGTAATGACATTTTCAAAGATGTCATAGTCTTCTGGTTCCACCCATTCTGCATGAGTGAATAAAGTAATCTTTGCTTCTGGCCAATAGTCTAGAAGAGACAACGCCGAATTCTTAGCAGCGCGGTAGTAGCCTCTGCGTAAAGATGCTACGTAAACAAAACCATTATTTTCCATCGCTCAATGCTTCTTCTGACTGAATCAACATAACGGTATAAGCCATAACTTCAAGCGCAGACTTTGATCTGCGTATCTTGGTCTTTAATGGCTTGTTGGTAGAATTCTTGATAGTAGCAATTTCAAATGCTTCTAGTTTAGCCTCAAAAAGAGCCTCATCTTTGCGGCGTTGTTGATCTACCTTAGAGCGTTCCATGCGCTGGCGAACTTCTTCGGAGCGGCGCTCTTCTCTGCGACGAGTGTTCTCATCAATCTGTTCTTCGGTGAACTTTTCCATAATAGCAATGTAATCTGGATTATTGCCCTCACCCGACACGGATGCGGGCAATCTCTTACCATCTGGATAGATGATAATAACCATTACTTGCTTTAGTTCTTTATTTAACCAAAAGGGTTCGTCGTAGTCTTTAGTTTCCACTACTTCACCCGACGGTATAATTACCGTATCTTCATCCACAATCATTCAACTCTCCATAAAAAGAAATAATATAAAGTATATAGTATAGTTTAAGCGGTACGAATCCAAAGAGATACTGTTGATACTGTATCTTTAGTTGCTTGAATTGTATCGCCTGCATATGTGCCAGAATATGTTCCAGTATAAGTTCTGCTACCAGCATATGCACCGGTGTATGTTCTTGAACCGGCAAAACTATTTGCATACGTACCAGAGTAAGTTCTGGAGCCAGAATAGTTCGCAGAATATGTTCTGTCACCAGCAAATGCGCCAGCAAAGTTTGTCGCCGCCGAAACATAGCCCGCGTTAGCATATGTTCTAGTACCAGCAAACGTGCCGCCAACGAAACCACCAAAAAAGCGAGTATAGCTGGCTGAATATGTTCGTGATCCCGCAAACGGTCTAGTGCCAGAGAAGTTAGTCACGTAAGAACCCGTATATGTTCTAGTTCCGGAATACGTTGTGCTGTAAGTTCTGGTACCAGAAAAAGTATTTGTGTATCCCGCTGGTGTATACGTTCTAGTCCCAGCATATCCTACGTTAGAATATGTTCTAGTACCACCATAGTCGCCGGTATAGTTTGCAGATGCGACTTGCTCACGGGTATCAGAAGCTGAACCCATGCTAACCCAAGTACCAGGAGATGGCGATGATGCTTGGATCTTATATGTACCAACACTGGTGCTGATAATACGATTTCTGAAATAAGGAATCATTTCCTGAATTTCAGTATCGGTCATTTGCTTTACGTTATTGCCGCTGTATGTCTTTAGTGGGCGAAGATCGGCATCAGGCGATGTTGTGGCCGCAGTCTTCTGCCAAATATAATAAGTTGTGTTGCCACCATTTGCAACATCGGTAATGGTGTATCGTGAGGTCCATGTACCGCCACTTGGCGCCGAACCAGCAAGACGATACTGACCTGCAGTATACTCTGATTCAGTAACCATTGCTGTTACCGCTTGGTCAATAATATCATTGCGGATCTGAGCATCTGTCATTTGCTGAATTGCAGCGTCATATTGCAGCGGACGATTTGTTATTGTACCTGCATCTTCAGCAGTAATTTGCTTTGCATAATACGTTACAGTGGTTATAGCACCAGTAGCAGGGTGTGTGCCAGTCGCTTCGTCCCGATCTGTATCAACAAATGTGCCGATTGCGGTACCAGAAAGTGCGTTTGCTGTATCAATATTGAGGTCGGCGGTGTTAGAACCATTACCTACTGCACCGGCAAATCCTACTGTGATCTTATTAGCAATATAATTTTTAACTTCCGCATTTGACATGGTTTGCAAACCCTGAAAGTTTGCAGAAGTAATCGGTGTAGTAGATGCTTTGAGCTTTAAAGGGTTCATTTTCTATAACCTTAATTTAGTCTTGTGCCGCTTGAATTAAATACCAACAGAGGTGTCAGTGAATACCAATCTGTAGCATCCTTAGCAACAAAAGTAGCAGATGAACCAGCAGCTACCGTGATAGCAACGTTAACCGTTCCACCGTTAATCTTGTCTGATACGTTTGGATAAACTAGAAGATTTGTTGCAGTAGTATTAACAACTGTATAAGTCAACGAGGCTTCGGCTGTTGGAAGTTTAACACCTGCTCCAGAACCCACTGTAGTGATAATATTATAAACATCCGAAAGTTCTGTTGCACCAGACTGGTTTGTTCCTGCCGCAGAAACAGTAGCCGAGATGGAAGGCTTTAGGTCGCCCGTTAGAGTAAGATTACCAAACGTAGGATTGTCACCCGATTGATACTTATCAGTATTAAGATTGTTGAAGTTATTATCAACTTCGGTATTTGTAAGAGGTGACCCCTTTACGGATCTAAGTATAACTGTGGCCATATCTATCTACCTTGGTTCTGTAAGACTTGTTGCAACAACAATTTGATATCTAACATCTCTTGTTTGACACTATTTATATCATTTTCAAATTGTCGAAGCTGGTTTGTTTGTTCTCTTTCTTTGTTTTTTCTAGCTTTGTATGCTGATAATCCAGCAACATCGGTAGAAATAATGGCTTTTGAATGACCATCTCTAACATATTTAGTTGTGTCGTCCAGATGATATCTTTGCTGCATATTATACCTGAAGAGCTATTGCGCGAAGTTCGCGGCATTTTGGAACAACACTAGTTTTGTCCG